TATCCGGATACAGAAAATCCCGTGCAAATCAGCACGGGATTTTACCTTTTATCGACAAAAATTCGTCAAAAAACTATGGTGAACAGTAGTAAATATGGTGAAAATAAAATAAGAAGAAACTTGGCCAAAGCGGTGATTAACACATTTTAACAAATATGGGAAAATAAAAAGGCACAAAGAAGCCTTCATAAGAGAATAAAACACCTTTTAACTATTGGCTTACAGACTAGCTTATGCAAATTTCGTCAATGAATCCGTCAAAAATTACCTAAACACATCAGAAACCTTTTCCGCTGCTTTAAGCCTCATTTCGTCCGTATAATGCACATACGTATTAATGACGGTAGAAACATTATCGCCTAAAAGACTGGCGACCGTTTTAATATCAGCACCGTTAACTAACAGCGCGGTAGCGTATGTATGGCGAAAATTATGAATAGTTTTGTCTTTTACAACACGGCGAATAGCCCGGTTAATAGCTGCCGATTCAGAAATGTTTTCGGGGAACAATCGGTTATTTTTAGAGTGAATGCGGTAATCTTTAAGGACCTTTACTAAAGATGGCGGCATTGGAAGTACCCGATAACTACCCTTGGTTTTAAGAGGGCCAATGCGACACTCGGACTTGCTGATGCGGACAAATTGTTTATTAATGCTGATGGTGTTATCGGTGAAATTCACATCATCCCAGGTAATCCCCAGAATTTCACCATATCGACAGCCGGTATAGCGAGCCACGCAAATAAGAGCATATCGATATAAAGAAGTCGATTTTAAATAAGAAAAAAGCGCATCTATTTCCTCTTTGCTAAACGTCTTTACCTTACGGGTTGTAGTTTTAACACGCTCAATCGAATCGCAAGGGTTGTGAGTAATAATCCCGTAAGGACGCCTGGCGTAATTAAAAATCGTCCGCAGCCTGACTAAATACATATTACGGGTGCCGGGTGAAAGTTTGTGGTCGTTAAAAATCCGAATGATTTGAGCGTGAGTTATTTCTCGAATAGGAAGCGGCGCAATCTCGGAGAAAAATTGAATCGCAAGCCGGTAAGAAGAGCGGGTGTTATATGTTAAATTCACCCGCTCTTCAAGATACAAGGATAAAAAATCCCGGAGCGTAATAGTTTTTAAATCCTCCGGAATAAATACGGAGATCGTATTTTTTAATTCCTCTATTATATCCTGCCCATATTCTTTAGCCGCGCGACGAGTCTCAAATCCCTGTTTTGATTTTTGACGCCACTTACGGCCGTCTTTATAACTAACGATAACCTGATAGCCGTTATCCTTTTTTCGTATTGTAATATTTGCTTGCATTTTCACACACACCCGAAGTAATAAAAAAGACCCATCCTGGTGCGCTAGTGCCTTACGGCACAAGAAGCGTAATGGGTACATTACCCCCATCTTATCACACAAGAGAACAAAAAACCAATTAATAACTATACAAAAAAATTACAACCGGTCAATGTTTTTCGCTGCTGTATTCAAGATAACGTATTTATAAACATCTAAAAGTGCAAGAAACTTATTCAAAAATGAGGCATGAAGAAAAAGAGTAAATAAACTAGGGTTCACAGCACAAGGAACATACGCTTGATAAATATCAGAAACAACGTTTAAGTGCGCATCGATATCAGCATGAGATAAGAAATCAAAATAATACTTCGCAAATTGCTGCCGGCCATCAACAACGCCAAAATTGCGCTTAAAGATATCGATAATGCATTTTTCGTGGAACCGAAATAAAAAGTGATCTTTAGGGGCGTCGTGCTCACGGAGATAAATAATTAAAAGATAATGGAATGCTATAGCTGAAACATATGAATACGCAGTGGCGGACTTAGAATTGTGAAATGAATTGTTATAATCATCCTCGGAACTAAGCGATAAACCTAAAATAAAATATTCTAAATCATTAACATCATAGTTTTTAGAGCGCAACTTCCGACGAAAACGAAAAGAACCATATGCACCTCTAAAAAACCGATAAAAAGTAAACTTGGGCATTTTATGAACACCTTCTTATAGTTTATTTATATAACAAGCCGTACCCGCGAAAACTTTTAATAATTCCGACACTCGTTCAGTAGTAAGCAGCTTCTCTTCTCGTATCCCATCTATCATATCGACATTATTCCGCAAACACGTATGAGCAATTAGAAGAAACGCAAACTTATTTGCTTCAAGCTCTTGCCGACCCACTCTCTCCGGACTCTCCTTGCGAGGAACAACATCGAAACCCAAAACCCTGTGCTGTACATGACCAAGGACGGCATGGCCAAGCTCGTGGGCTATAACAACGTTTTGAGTGTTAAAATCAAGATGCTTATTAACATAAATAACATTATGCCCAAACACACAAAGAGACAAGCCTTTCGGCATATCGGGGATTACCACCTTCTTTACACTTATTTTTAAGTGCTGACAAAATTCGGAGGGGTCGTTCGTGCCGCATTCACGAATTAAATCCAACACAACCGGCAGCATACGTTTCACAACTCATCCTCCAAGGCTGCTTGAATTAGCCGTTCAAGCAATTCTTTTTTAATGGGCTTACCACCATAAGTACAATAAGAAGCGGACCTTAACACATCTTTAAGATCGGTTTGTGCCGAAAAGCCGCTACCCTCAAAATCATAACCAAGAAGCCACGCCGGGCTTACCGATAAAGCACCGGCAATCAGAGCCACTTTATCCTGCTTAGGGACATACTTGCCGGTTAAATAATCAGAAATAGACGAAGTTCTTAGGCCCGTAAGTCTCGATAAGTCAGCTTGACTAATAGACCGCTCGGACATAATTTGCCGCAATCGCTCGATAAATGTATTCATAAAAAACCTTCCAATCCGCGAACGAAACAAACTATATAAGTAGTATATACGGAAAAGCGTATCACATCAATATAAAATAAAAAAGATTATACGGAAAACCGTTTACAAAAATACATATGTGTGATATATTTGTAACAACACGGAAAACCGTGCAAAAGGGGTGAAGAAAATGGAAAAATTCAATTATGCAAAATTAAGAGGTTTTATTGCAGAGCACTTTGTAACCCATAGCAATTTTGCTAAATTCTTAGGAATCGGCACTACGGCCCTGTCTGAAAGAATGCAAAACAAGGTCCCTTTCACACAAAGGGAGATCGCAAAAGTGGCTAGGGAAGCAACCGGCAAGAAACTTTCGGCCGAAGAAGTAGAAACTCTTTTTTTTACTTATTAAGCACGGAAAACCGTGCAACATAGGGAAGGGAAATAAAAATGGATGTTTGGACGACTAACAAGTTAGAACAAATGGGCATAGATCCCAGCACTGCATGTAGGGAATGCGGTCATAACAACGGAATCGACAACGGCTATGGGCAGGGACCGTGCGGACAAGCCCACTGCTGGCTAACCTTATATGACGATGACGAGGAGGCCTAATAATGTGAAAACAAAGAAAGACGTCATGTCTGTAAAAGATGTATCGGAATATTACGGAGTATCTCAATCAGCTGTATATAGGCTAAGAGATGAAAACAAACTCCACCAACTACCGCTGCCGGGTGTAAAGTTCGGCCGCCAAGAAGTAGAAGCCCTGGCCGGTATTGAATGGGAATACTCGGCGACAGGGTATAGGCGACTAAAAGAAGAAAACAGCCGCCTGGAAGCGGAAAATGAAGACTTAAAAAAGAAGATTAAAAAAATCACCAGTGAGCTGCTGGTGATAAGCGGAGAGATTTAGGAGGGATATAAAAATGATGCCGGAAGAAAAAGAGATGATGCGGCTTGTCGTTGAGCAAGACCAAAAACAAAAGGCCGTTATAGTGGCGGCTTTTGAACGGATCCTTTGCATGGCCGGGGAAGAATGCACACTGACATACAATCCGGAAGACTGGACGGTAACCATTAAATGGCCGTCAGGATATGAGAAGGCTGTAAACATCGCCGCCGACAGCCATACGGCCATGCTATACGACATATTAAAACAAGGATTCTTTAAATAGGAGGTAACCATGGAACCTTTAAAAATCAAAATTAAAAAGACCCATCCCGAAGCGAAAATTCCTTTAATTACACAAGGAAACGCATGTTTTGACTTCTACGCCATTGAAGACACGGCAATAAAATCGATGCACCTTTCAACGGCAACCTTTGTAAGAACCGGACTTTCATTCGAAATCCCTGAAGGTTACCACATGAAGCTCTTCATGAGAAGCTCCCAGGGAGCAAAGACAAAATTTTACTTAGCCAATTGCGTTGGCATCGTAGATAGCAGTTACCGGGGTGAAGTCATGGGATTATTTAAAATCACAGCCGGAAAACGGGTAACAAAATACATCCACAAAGGCGAACGATTCATGCAAGGGCTTATCGAAAAGAACATCCCGGTAGAGTTCGAAGAAGCAAACGAATTAAGCCAAACCGATCGTGGTGAAGGCGGATTCGGAAGTACCGGTAAATGATGACAAAAGGCATGTACACCAGCAGCAGTGAAGAATGGGGTACGCCTCAAACACTCTTTAATAGGCTAAACAAAGAGTTTAACTTCACTCTTGATATATGCGCAAGTAAAGAAAATGCCAAGTGCCCTAAATACTACACAAAAGAAGAAGACGCCCTAAAGCAAGAATGGGGGGGCGTTATATGGATGAACCCTCCATACGGAAGAAAAATAGGAAACTGGGTAAAAAAAGCAAAAGAAGCGGCGACACAAGGAAAGGCAACAGTCGTTTGTTTGCTGCCGGCGCGAACAGATACCGCCTGGTGGCACGATTACGCCATGAAGGCTAACGAAATAAGGCTTATAAGAGGTCGCCTTAAATTCGGAGACGGCAAAGGAAGCGCTCCGTTTCCGTCGGCAATAGTCGTTTTTAAAAAGGGACTAGCGTCCAAGATCCAAATAAACTCATACGAAAGGTGAAAATTAATGAATAGAGTAGAAGTCATACGAGTATTCGAAGATGCCATTAAAAATGGCAATAAGTTTATAGGACTCACAATAGAAAAAGAAGGGGCAGGACCCGAAATAAGCATTATTCCCAGCCAAAACTTTATACGAAAGAAACGCTACCTTCTGAAGGCCTACGATAACAACATGGAAAATAACAGAGATAAAGGATTAAAAATCACACACGCCTGGCCCATTAATTCAGAAGACGTATATGGAGTATTACCGAGCGGAGGTTAAATTATGAAAATCACATTGCCGGAATGGATTAACGCAAAAAAAGCATATGAAGAAGAATTAAATATTAAAGACATAAAGTGGCAGCTTGAAGGAACAAAGTTTTTAAACCAACAGCTACTGGAAGATAACTTTGAGCTACTAACAGAAAACCGACGCCTAAAAGAAGAAAACAAAGATATCAAATTCTACGCTGCGTGTGGCGGTATTTTCATAGGCGCATTGGTTTTAGTGGATCTCATAACTTCTATAAGCCTGGTCGATTTAATTACCCGATGAGTAGTAAAAGTTTCATTCACTGCCCGGTAGACGGATTAATCCCCGATACCGTTTGCCCTAACTGCAAATATTTTGAAGGCCATAGAACCTGGGCGTGCTTATATAGAGTTAGACACCAAATAAAGCAAGAAGACTCCAGGGCTAAACGAGTGGTAGAAGATATGAGAAACCGAATAGAAGAAGTCAATAAAAAAAGACGCCACAAGGGCGCCTAACGCAAAAAGCAGACCGGAGCCGGCAAGCTCCGTAAATGGTCTATATATATTATACATTATATAGCGAGAAAAAAACAGGGCTTCGGCCCTGTTATCGCTAGATTAAGTCTATTAAATATACGACCACATTAAAACCAAGAGGTCGAATTTATGTATATACAAAAAACGGTAAAAGCAGGACCTGTGATTGAAATCACCAAATACCACACGTCAAGATATAAGACTCCGACGATGCCGAGATCCCCAAACAGCAAAAACACATCGGCGGAGCAATGGAAAGTAAACGAGAAAAATTCAATCCAAAATCTCTACTACCTGATTCTTGAAAATTTTAAAGAGGAAGACATTCGAATCGACCTCACCTATAAAGAACCGGAACCTGAAAAAAAGGAAGCCAAAAATAGGTTAGACAATTTTCTCCGTAAGCTCCGAAGACTCTATCACCGGCTGGGCGAACAATTAAAATGGATCGCTACTACAGAATGTAAGGGACACCGAATTCATCATCACCTACTGGTAAATAACATCGGACTGTCACGAACCGATTACAAAAAGTTATGGCTGCACGGAGAAATCCCTTACAAAGCCTTTCGGTTCTACGACGGAAAGGCGGATGACGCAAGAAGGGTCGCCGAATACTTTGTAAAAGAAACAAGAGAAACCTTTTGCGAAGAAGATTCAATCCAAAAATCACGTTACCGGGCAAGTAGAAATCTAAAAAAGCCGGAAGTAAAAAAAGAAATCATAAAAAGTAAGACCTGGAAAGAACCGAAAGCTCCGAAAGGATACTACATACAAAAACCGGTACAGTACGGATACACCGCCTTTGGCTTTCCGTACATGTTCTACCGGATGATAAGGACGGGTGACGATGACGATCAGATATCTAATAAGAAAAAACCGAGCGGAATACGCCGCAATAGAAGAAGGACGACAAAATACCCTTTGGGTACATGACGACAAACGTTGCTTTAAACCCGACGAGAAAATCCATTTCGTCGAAATGATAAACGGTAAACGAACCCATAAAGGCTGCTGGGCGAATATCGAACGAGTCTATGAAGGCAGGCTAATCAAATACAGGGTGGTGAAACACGATGAATTTACTAAAGACAAAAAGAGTGAAATTAAAAGGAAAGTCCGCTAAAGAATTTTACAATGCCATATACGAGCGTGACGGCGGTATGTGTGTTTGGTGCGGAGCTCCCATCGAATACGGCGTAAAGCACCATCACGAGCCTTGTGGAATTTATAAATCAGACGAAATAGAAAAAGCCGTTATGCTTTGCCCTAGCTGTCATCACAGACGGCACTTTAAAGATGCAGCCGAGGGGGAAGCGGTATGCCGTGAATATCTTCAAAACCTATACGGTGACAAGGGGGCAAAGAGAGAATGAAGTTTATAGATTTTTTCGCCGGAATAGGCGGCTTTCACTCCGGCTTAGAGAAGGCCGGCATGGAGTGTATAGGTTGGTGCGAATTTGATAAATTCGCGCAAAAGAGTTACCGGGCAATATACGATACAGAAAGGTTGTGGTTTGCAGATGATGTTAGAAAAGTTAGAGGATGGGACGTGCCGAAAGCCGACTTATGGACATTCGGATTCCCTTGTCAAGATGTCTCACTCTCCGGAAAGCAAAAAGGAATTAAACGAGGAACAAGGTCTGGACTCTTTTATGAAATTGTGCGTCTCATCGACGAAGCGGAAGAAAATCGACCCGAATGGCTTATATGTGAAAATGTTAAAAATTTGCTATCTATTGACGGAGGACGAGGATTCTTCACCGTTCTCACTGAAATGGGGGGGGCGAGGGTACACTGTTGAATGGCGCGTTTACAACTCGAAAGATTACGGAGTACCTCAAAACCGAGAACGTGTCTACATTGTTGGACATTGTGGAGACTCATCTAGACAGCCACTACTACCTATCAGAAGAGCAAACACGGCAGCTCTTAGACAGATTGTAGGCGGCCGCCAAGGCGAGCGCGTGTATGACGGGAATAAAATATCCCGCACGCTAATGGGTCAAGGCGGCGGACTGGGGGCAAAGACGGGATTATACACATTTGTAGACATCAACAACAAAGGACTGCCGAACCGTCCGGCAGAGTGCAGCGGTGTGCTAGAGCTTAACGAGCCGATTCGCATACGACGATTAACTCCGAAAGAGTGTTTTAGACTCCAGGGTTTTACGGACGAACAGTTCGACAGGGCGGCTGCTGTTAATTCAGAAACTCAACTATACAAACAAGCGGGAAACGCCGTCACCGTGAACGTTGTCGAAGCGATTGGGCGACACATAAAAGAAGTTGCTTCCAAAATAGAATGAACAGGTTTCGTTCTGGAACAGTTGAATTTGCGGCCGAAATTGGTTTCGGTCGCAAGAAGCAGACCAACACGAATATCAGCTTGTTAACAAGAGCTTAAAACAGCTTGAAAGTGTATGAATGGCTTATTTAAGCCATTCATACACATAAAAGGCGAAAAACTTTCAAGTAGCTTGAAACAGCTTGAAAAACTTAAACCGGTCAAAATCGACCAGGATAGGAGACAATATGCCTAAAATAAAATTCGGAAATTACGAGCCGGTAGAAGATCTAAGCGGACGCTTTCCGTCATTTTCTAAATTGCTATATCACTATGAATTTAAAAATGGATACGGAGCAAGCGTGCTTCGCTCCAGCTATAGTTTTGGCGGAGACAGAGGATTGTTTGAACTTGCTGTTTTAAAGGATGGGAATATTTGTTACAGCACACCGATAACAAACGACGTCATCGGATATTTAACAGCCGATGAAGTAGCCAAATATTTGCAGCAAATAGAAAAGCTACCGGACTTACAAAAGGAGAAAATCGCATGGAACAAATCGGAATAGGCATGGTTTTAGTAGGTTTTACGGGAATATTAATTGTAATTGGAAAATGGATTTATAAATGCCACGGGATAGAAGGAACAACATTGTACGTATTAGAGGCCATGGCACTCATTGGAACTATCCTAGCAACAGGCGGTTATCACTAATAAAATTAAGAAAGGAGCAAACTATGTTAGACAGGAAAATAAAAAGTTTCGAAATCGGCAAGCACCAGATTTTTAAAATCACGTTTGAGAGAGAAAACGAAAACACCAGGGCGTATGACACATACCAAATAAAATGTGCAGAATATCCGAGACCGGAATTAATTGAAGCGGTAAAAAAACTTTCACCTCACATCGCCGAGATTTTAGAACTACCGGACTATTGCGAAGATCGTCTAATAGCCAAAAAGCTCACCTACACATACAACGAGAAGACGGCGGAAACAAGCGTCGCCATAACAGCCAAATTTTACATACCCAATGACGGGACGTTTGTCGAAGTAAAGGTGCCGACGAGAGTTATAAATTACGAAACACCGACTAGTGAAATTCCGTTTACGCCTGAATGTAGCGAAATAATTGAACGATTAACAACAGAAATATTCCGGTACATAGACGGCGACAGAGCCCAGGATAAATTAAATTTTGACGACAAAGAGGAGAATTAACAATGGAGCTAGAAATAACCACAAACACGGGGTTAATAATAGGGCTAATAATCACACTAATAATCCTAACCGTCGTGCTAAAGTCTACGGTAAAAGAAAAAGACGCCGAGATTGAATTTATGCCTACATCAGAAGTGACAACAAAGGTACAAAAGTACGAAGATTCAAAAACGCTAGAGGCTGTGCAGTGGACTGGCGAAAACATACAGGACGTTTGGGAAATCATAAAATACTGTCATGAAGGACAAGAGATACACATTTTTCCTACTTCCAAGAGAATAGAAATAATACGGGACAGGGAAATAGAAGCAGCATTTCCCGGCGATTATTTCGTAAAGCCGGAATCAGTTACAGCACGGCGAGTCATTAAAATAATAGGAAAGAGATATTTCGAGGAAAACTACAGAATTAAGCAAGATAGCAACATAAGAAATAGCGAAAACGGGCAAATAAGGGAGGATTAAACTATGAAAATAAGAGACCTGAAAGACACCATAAGCCTCATGACAAGCGATGACTATAAAGATCGACTTCTTGCTGAATATTGGCAACTAAAAATTAGGCATCAAAAACTACAAGTCGCCATAGCGAGAAAAAGTCAACGACTAGACCGAAACACAAAAACTCCGATAGACACGCTCCAGGCACAGTCACATGTAATGGAGAGGTACTTAAACCTACTAAGACTAAGAGCTAGAGAAGAAGATATATTACTGGAGGACTAATTATGAATTATGAGGCAGTCACAGCAGCCGGAGGAATATTCCTACTTATAAGCGTATTCGTCACATTCGGACTCATAGGTGCGCTAGCGTTCGAAATGATAAAAATGCGTCGATTAAATCGCGTGCTAAAGGCGCGCATAACAGCAGCAAGTAGAAAGACGATCGTCGTAATCATAAAAGAGGTGTTGCAATGAACGCCAAGGAATATCTTCAATCAATCCGAACGTTAGACATAAAGCTAAAAACCTTAGAATCTAGAATCTCACGATACCGCGAGGATATCTGCACTTTAAAAGGTACAGACCTTACAGCTAGTAAAGTTTCGGGAAGCGGCCATGGCGGCATGGCCGACAAAATCGCAAAACTTGCAGATATGCAGTTAGAAGCGGCCGATAAATGGGATGAACTCATAAAACGCCGAGAAGAAGCGCGCCTTCTCGTTGAACAACTGGAAAACCCGAAAGAACAAAGCATATTATCACGAAGATACCTCTGCGGAGACAAATGGGAGGATATATGCATAACACTAGGTGTAACATGGCCAAACATCTTTAGAACGCAAAAAAGAGCGATAAAAAATTTTGAGCAAATTCTAAAAAAAAGTTCAAAAGGTTACTAAAAGTTACATATCACTCTGTGATATCATGTAAGCTAGAAAAATAAGACAAGGAAGACCTGTATAGTGCAGGCCTTCCTTTTTTGTTGCCGTAAAGCGAGGGTAGCATGATCCGATGTGACAACCAAAGATGCAAACACAATCACCGCGAAATATGCGTGAACATGCACCTACAGATAGAATCGGAACGGTGCATATGCTTTGAACCGAAATGGCAAAAGAAACGAAAAACAAACGAAACAGATATAAACCATACGCCCGTTTATCACTCAACGAGAAGGCGTACGTTTAAGTAGGAGGAAGTATGACAAAAAACAAAGTACGAGGCGAACCCATTCACCGTGAGAAGATATTTATCAAGAACACAGATACGCGCACAAAAGACGCGCGAAGAAAAAACATTAATATAAGGCGTCGTTCGACAACCTGGAAAAAGTTTCATACAGCCCAAAACCTGGAAGTTATTAAAAGCCTATGCCGTAAAGGATGGCATAATGACGAGATTGCCGCCTACATCGGAATTTCCGAATCAACGCTTTATGAATGGACCAAAAAACATCCGGAGTTTTCGGAGGCACTTTCAATCGGAAAAGATTACTGCGTAGCGGTCGTTGAAAACGCGCTGTTCCAACGAGCCGTTGGCATTGAAAAAACGGCACCGAAAAAAGAAGAGACCATAACCGTAGACATCGTTAAAGACGGCAAGGTAGTAGGTAAGCAAGTCACCAAAAAGATAGAAAACGAACTTATCTTTGTTCCGCCGGAAACCAAGGCCGCAACCTTCATTCTTACCAATTTAGCGCCGGACGACTGGAAGCAAAAGCAGCAAACGGAACTTACCGGAAGCGTTGAAATTAACGCCAACATGGACTTATCGGAACGTTTGCAACAGGCGCTATTAAAGAAAGGGGAAGCGGCTAATGAATAAAGACGAAGCATACAAGCTCATGGACTGTCTGGGCCGCTTAACTCACGATCCGGTAGCCTGGGTATATTTCGCGTTCGACTGGGACAACGACCCGGAACTAAAAGGCCAAAAGCCGCAAAAGTGGCAGCTGGAACAGCTAGAAAGAATTGCCAAAGGACTGGAAACTCCGGATACAGTAATTCGTCAGGCCGTATCATCAGGCCATGGTATAGGAAAGAGCACGACCGTGGCATGGCTCATTCTATGGGCCATATCGACCCATCCGGACACAAGGGGCGTCGTAACAGCAAACACCGAAGCCCAATTAAGAACCAAGACCTGGGCAGAACTTGCTAAATGGCATAGAAAATTTATCGGTAAAGAATTATTCACCTACACGGCAACGGCGATATTCTCAATCGAAGCAGAACATGAACGCACATGGCGTATTGACGCCATCCCATGGTCCGTCACGAATACCGAAGCCTTTGCCGGTCTTCATAACCAAGGCCGAAGGATTCTTATTATATTCGACGAAGCCTCCGCCATAGATGATCGCATCTGGGAAGTTGCAGAAGGCGCCCTAACAGATAAGAATACCGAAATTATTTGGTGCTGCTACGGCAACCCTACAAGAAACGTAGGACGGTTCCATGCTTGTTTCACCAAATATAGAAACTACTGGGACACAAAAAAGATAGACTCCAGGGACGTGGCCATCTCAAACAAAGCCCAGATAGAACAATGGAAAAACCAATACGGCGAAGATTCGGACTTTTTTAAGGTCCGTGTACGCGGCGAATTCCCGTCGTCTTCTGACGCTCAATATATCGGAGTAGATATAGTGGAAGCGGCGACAAAAAGAACGCTCCGGCCGGCTGAATATAGCTTTGCACCCATTATTATTGGAGTAGACCCGGCATGGACGGGAAGCGACCAATTCGTAATCATCCTCCGCCAAGGTCTTTATTGTAAGGTCCTGGGCGAATACCAGAAAAACGACAACGACGGAGCCATGGCGGCCATATTGGCGGGCTTTGAAGATGAATATAAAGCTGACGCCGTCTTTATCGACCAAGGGTACGGCACGGGGCTTTATTCGTTCGGCGTAACCATGGGAAGAAATTGGAGGCTGGTTGCTTTTGGGGGAAAGTCCGGAACGAAAGGCTTTGCTAATAAAAGGGCCGAAATATGGGGAAAGATGAAGGACTGGCTCATAAATGGCGGGGTACTGCCAGACGATGACGTCCTAAGAGATGACCTTATAGGCCCGGAAGCATCCGTAAACGAAAAAGGCGAAATTATTTTGGAAAGTAAAGACCACATGAAAGCCCGTGGCGTACCGTCACCAAATAAAGCGGACGCCCTGGCCTTGACATTTTCGCTGCCGGTATTAAAAAGCCAAAGACAGCAACAGGCAGCGCAAACAAAATACAATCCGTTTAAAAGGGGGTAATACCAATGTGTGGATTAAAAGGACTATTCGGAAGCAGTTCATCTCCCGAATTTAAAACGCCGGATCCTACGGTACAAGCCGTAAATAACGGCGACCAGGGAACAGCCGATAGCGTTGAAAAACAGCGTAAAAAACGTGGCTTTCAAAGCACACGCACGGCTATAGACACGGCATTAGGAACAACCAATGGAAAAAACACGCTTGGGTAAAGGAGAAAACATGCGTAAAGAAATAGAAACGGCATTAGCTAGAAGCCCGACGGAAAATAAAAAGACGGCAAAGCCGAACACATGTAAAGATAAAAGAAAGCTCGTGCAACGCTTTAATGCCTTATTTCAAGCGCGTAGGCCCTGGGAAAGGGTATGGAAGTTAATCCGTGATTATGAACTTCCCTATGACGGACTTTTTGACGACGACACGGCAGGAAAACCCGTCATACACGACGAAGAAATCTTTACAGGCGTCATTCAAGAAGCCCGTGATACATTTGCAGCAGGAGTTCAATCAGGGCTCACACCTCCGTCTAGGCGCTGGTTCCGCTTTGGCATCGGAAATAAGGACCTGGCCGATGACACAGGCGTGCAGCGGTTCTTAGATACAAGAGCCGATATTATGGAATCGGTCCTTTCAGGCTCAAACTTCTACAACGCCATTCACCAATGTTATTCAGAACTTCCCTTTGGCCAAGCGGCCCTGGGGATTTTTTCACAAGGCGGTACAGTAACATTTGTCCCGTACACTATAGGTACCTATGCCTTGGCGTGTGACGCAACAGGAAGAGTCTCAACCTTTGCTAGAAAAGCCAAAATGACCGTAAACCAAATCGTAAAGCAATTTGGCTATGACAATTGCCCGATGACCGTTAAACAGTCATACGATAACGGAAGCGGCCATCAAAACTACCATACGGTATGCTGGCTAGTCGAAAAGAACGAAGAAAGCGACCCAAACAAGCTAAATAACAAAAAGATGCCGTTCACATCGACATACTGGGTAGAAGACTCTAACGAAGACGAATGCCTGGCGGTTACGGGATTTGAGGAGTGGCCGGTTCCCGTGGCCCGTTATACGGTAAAAGGAACAGAAGCCTATGCTACAGGCCCTGGCTGGAATGCCTTGCCGGACGCCAAAATGCTGCAGCAAATGGAACTTGACGCTATCACAGCTATTGAAATGGGCGTAAAGCCTCCGTTACAGGTCCCTCCGTCGCAAGTAGGAAACATCAACCTCTTCCCCGGCGGCACAACAGCCATAAACGATCCGAACGAAGTCATTCGTCCTATCTTCCAAGGACAACTGGCAATTGGCGAACTTGAAGGAAAAATCCAACGAGTGGAAGACAGGGTAAAGAGAACGTATTCCTCAGACCTCTTCTTAATGCTGGACCAACTAGATAAAGGCCGCATGACGGCCCAGGAAGTCATGGCCCGCAACCAGGAAAAACTGCAGCAGTTAGGCCCGGTGGTAGAACGCCTTCAATATGAATTTCTAAACCGAATCCTTGAAAGGGTCTACAACATCTTAGATAGAAGCGGCATTTTCCCGGATATCCCCGAAGAGCTGCAAGACCTTGTAGGCGAAGAGTTTAGGATTGAGTACATCTCACCGCTTGCCCAAGCCCAGAAGATGAGTGGCTTAACATCCATTGAACAGGGCATTGGCTTTATCGGACAGGCTGCACAATTCGACCAGACGGTCCTTGATAAGGTAAACCTTACAGAAGCGGTCGCTAACTACTTAGCGCAAGTAGGCGTGCCGGCAGCTATGATCCGCTCGGACGAAGAAGTTGAACAAATCCAAAAACAACGCCAAGAAGCCCAAGCCGCAGCTGAAGCCCAGGCCCAGCAGCAAGCGGCCATTGCACAAGCTCCGGACCTTGCAGCAGCCGCTAAAAACGCAACAGAAGCGGCAAACGACGGAAATCCCGCAATGCAAGAATGGCTAGGAATGAGGTAAAGTATGCACGAAAAAGAACGAAAGACCGCACAACTCATAGAAGAAACCATACGAAGCCAAGATATGGAAGCGCTCCGATACGTCATGGAAAGTCCGTTAGGACGACATTTTATGGCTCGCCTTTTAGACACAACGAGAATCTATAGCCCGTTATCCAATGAGACCACACTCTTAGATGAAGGGCGCCGTCGTGTAGGCCTTGAATACTTAAAACTCATTCAATCCATGGGCCTTGAAGGTATGAAACTGCTGCACCAAATGGAAGAAGAATACGCTGAAAAAAGAATCGAACTTGAAAGGATGAAAACAACATGGAAAAGCTAATATTTGACCTGCAACGATTCGCCGAAGGCCCGGAAAGCCAAGACGAAGCACAAGGCGCGGCAGATACAACCGATACGAGCGCTAACCAAGAAGGAAGCGACTCATTTATTGGTAAAGGTACTCAAACCGCCTTAGGTGGCGACGGTGAAAGCACTACTCCGCAAGTACCTGAATCGTACGACTTCACGGCCGTATTAAAAGAAACGGGCCTGGAAGCGGACGAAAAAAGCACCGAAGAATTTACCAATCTCTTAAAGGGTATGGGGGCAACGCAAGAACAGGCAGCCGGCATGGCAACGTACGGCATTAAGTATGCCCAAGGCGTGGCAGAGGCGGTAGCTAAAAATCTCCAGGAACAATATGTAAACGAAGTAAAGTCCTGGGGTGATGCGGCAAAAGAAGAATTGGGCGGAGCATACCAAGAAACGCTCGGTAAAGCCGCAACCGCAAGAGATTACATTGAACAAAAGATTCCCGGCTTTACAAAGATGTTAAATCTGACAGGGGCCGGCAATCACATAGCTATGATTAAAACCATGGCAGCCTTTGCCGATTTAATCGGCGAAGACCCTGGCAAAATGGGTGGCGCAGGTACCGCCGCAACAAGCACCGATATGTATCCTCATACGGATTTTTCCAAGTATTAATTTAAAAGGAGACCAAAAAATATGATTGGAAGCACAGCATTAACTTTCTCGGATTTACGTAAGCGCTTAAATCCCCAGGGCCAATTAGACACGATTATGGAAGTCATGGCTCAAAGCAACCCCATTATGGAAGATATTCCCTGGATGGAAGGAAACCTTCCTACGGGCAACCAAACAACCGTACGTACGTCGTACCCTCACCCGGAACTCCGCCGCGTAAATGCCGGCGTAAAACCCGGTAAATCGACGACAAAGCAAATCATCGACACGTGCTGCCTTATGGAAGCGCGCTCGGAAGTCGACGTAAAACTCGTAAAACTCGCACCGGACAAACAGGCCTTTCGCATGTCAGAGGACAAAGCCTATATCCAGGGCTTTACGGATGATTTAGCAAAATACATGTTCTACGGTGACACCGACGCAAACCCGGACCAGTTTAACGGCCTCGGCATCCGCTATAACACGTTTAAAGGAGACCTCGGCGAAGAAGGCTACCAGGTTGTAAACGCCGGCGGTAAGACGGCCAATAAACAAACATCCGCCTATATCGTCGATTGGGGCGAAGATGCCGTTGTAGGCATTTATCCGAAGGGATCTAAAGCAGGCCTTGATATCCAGGACCTCGGAGAAATCGATGCCATCGATGCAAACGGCGGTAAATACCGGGCCCTTGCAACGCTCTTTGATTGGGATGCAGGTCTTGCCGTTAAAAACATCCGTAAAGTTGCAGCCGTTCGTAATATCGACTGCAAGGCAGCTGCCGAAGACTCTACCTCCGAAGCTCGTAAAGCCTTTGCAGAACGCATCATCGTAGCAAAGAATAAAATCGTAAGCCCGAAACGTCCGATCTTGTACGTATCGCCCATGGCATACACCATGCTTGAATTACATCTTTCGGACAAAGACAACGTATACGTAACCCGTCAGGAATTAGCACAGGGCATCCCGACACTTTATGTATCAGGCTTAATCGTTAAGAAAAACGACGCATTGACGGAAACCGAACCCGTTATCGCCTAGAAAGGAGAAACTATGATATACGATGCAGAAAATACGTTCTTTTGGAACGTAAAATTATCCGGACAATCCGGAACAGGCGAAGTTATTAAAACAGGTAAAGGCGACGCAGGAAGTCCCTTAACCTTAGTTGTAAAACTACCCGGAGCCTCGGCAGATTGCACGGTAACGCTTGAAACAGCGGACAACGACAAGATGACAGGAGCCAAAACCTTAGGTACATACACGGCAGAAAAGGGTAAAACCTTAGCCGTTAAAGTACCTTACGGCGACCTCGGCTATCTCCGTCTTAAATGGGCGTCCGCCGCAGCCCAATCGGCAGGCACCATTTCGGCGTCACTTGTAATGGATGCAGACGTACGATAAGCCGGGAATCCCTTTTAAGGATTGCCGCAAAGGAAGAAGTTTAAATCAGTTACACGCAAACGAGTTACGAGCTAAGTTAATTCAAGCCGGTATTGAATACACCGGCGAAGAAACCAAAGAGGACCTTGTAAACCTCATTAAAAAACACAAGTTATAAAGGAAAAGGGGGAGGGGGAAACCCCCCCCCCCCCTCTTTAAAAAAGAGAAAAAAAA